AATAACTTAGATCGCCAACCGCACCACCCAGATTTGATATAACGTTAGTGCCTTCTGATTTTATCGTCATTGCGGTTGGCATATACTGAGAAACTGATGCATTTTCGTGCAACAATTTAAATAAAGCAGTTGCAGTGCTGGTAATACCTTGATTTATAAGGTTATCGTTATCCGCAATGTTCTCAAGATAAAGCTCGATAAGTGTGCCACCAATGCCGCCAAGCACTCCTCCAGTAAGTGTACCTAAACCTGGAAACACCGATGTGCCCGCGAGTGCGCCGAGTCCTGCTGCAATCGGTGCGATACCAACCGATGTTATCAATTTTGAATAACCAGATATCATCTTCTCTTTAAATTTTGAATCTGATATTTTACCACTTGTTCTTTCAGCAACAAAAGTGCTCATAGTTGATAGCGTGTATGTTATGTCTGCTGCCTTTCCAACTGCAACAACTTTAGTCAATCCTCTTAATATTGGGAGTAGTTTTGACCATTCACTAACCACCTCGCGATTGTATATTCTTTCTGCTCTGGCTTTTACAGCTTTGTCTCTTTCTGCAGCTGTTTGTTGCAATCCAGGTGCATTTAAATCTCTGTTCTGTTGATAAGCTCTGTATAATCTTCGTGAGTTGGCAGCATCTAATGGTGTTTGACCAGTCCGTTGTGCTATTCTGTTGTTTATATCTCTTGATATAGCTCCTTGTTTAATTTTTCCAGCAGTTGAAGATATCATCGATCCAGCCTTTATTCCGATTGCTGTCGTAGCAGCTACGCCACCAGACAATAAAAGTGGATCGGTTTTTTGCGCTAATGACTCTGCATTTTGTATTGCTTCTGGATCAGTAATTACCTCGCCCTTGTTATTATAATATGTTGGAGTTTCTCCTTTAAATCTATCGATAGACCTTCCGAGTGTCGTCGGAAGGTTATATGCAGCATATCCTGCAAGTGCAGCTGTTCCTATACCGAGCGCAGGTGCAGCGATTGCCATCGCTAATCCAGGATTTGCAAGAATAAAATTCGCGATACTTCCACTATCTTGGTTTGTTTGCGCACCAGCACCAGTTTTCTTTTTTGCCGCAGCACCGCGTGGTCGTACACGAGTTTTCTTTACATTGCTGAGTTCATATAATTGTTTTTCAATTTCTTCGATTTTAGTTTTAACTGTTTTCGATGGTAACATCACTCTTGTGGCAAACCCAGCACTAGAGTTGAAGGACATTTTTCTTTGTCCACGAAAATATCCAAGTTCAGAATATAAGTTCATAATCAATTGACTGTTGCGCTCTGCAATTGATGTCAAAAGGTTCAATCTGTTATTGATTCGAGCGAATGTAACCTGTGTGTAGACCTTAAACTTCTGATCATTCATTTCTCTCTTACGATCTTCTTCGTCTTGTGCTTTTTGCATTGGAGTTCGTTTTCCATATGCAGTTTGCGCAACCGTTGCCAGAAATTCAGATTTTGTAATTATTCTCACCAAATTGTAAACAGAGAAACGCATAGCCATATCTTCTCGAACCATCATTGAGAATGCCGTTTTTAACGGAACGTTCTTTCGTGATTGTATTGTGTAAAGATTAGTTGCTATGCTTGCTAATGACATTATCTTCTCTTACTGCGTTTAATATTTTTAAACATGTTCTTTAAATCGTTTTGAGATTCAACATTCCTTTGTTTAACTTTCTCCGTTTCTTCTCTAACCCAAGAATTTACCATTGAGATATACATATCGCGTTCCCATGGTATCATATTTTCAAGTTCAGTCAAAGTATATTTGTATTGGTGAGTTAGCGTAAACATATTGTTATAGTAACTCTTCAAATTAGCATCACGAAAGGTTAGATAAAAAAATCGTTGAGTCCCTCCAAATGCAACTTGTGTTCGAACTCACACTTACTACACTTTGTATCAATATCATATTCAATCTTTGGCAATTTTTCAAAAAATGCTGTGATTCTATCAAATTGTTCTTGAGTTAATGATTCCAAAAACAGAACAAATTCTTCTTTTGGCGATTCATTAACATAGTACATTCCATTTTCATCGAACACATATTCAGTGCAATCATAAATCATATCAAACACTGCATTGTTACTTGGATTTTGAAGCATCAAATCAACGCTCTTAAACGATCGAAGAGTCGGAAACTTCAATTGCAATCCAATTTTATCCGTAACATATACTTTTGTTGGCACATCATCATTAGGTGGCTTAATGTCAAGAACATTAATACCAACTTGCATCACATTTTTACATTCGACATCAACCTCTACTCCATTTTCATCTGGTTCTTTACCAACCACATTACGGCAAATAAAGGCTGTTTCAACCTTCTCTCCAATTGATCTTGCTCGAATATTCAAGAACAAATACTCAATATCAAAAATTGGAAGTTTATCAATATCAACATCATCAACTAAACAGTTATTGATGACTTGTTTAATCGTCTTATAAATTGATTCTTCATCGCTGCTCTGAAGAGCCATCAATAATAACTTTTCTTCTTTCACCAAGAAAGGTCGAAATTTTACTGGTAGTGGATAAGATAATATCTTCAATTCAAAGATTGGTAAATCTATTTTTGGCAATGGCATATCAAAACCTCATTATGCGTTTACTATTCCTGTACTTGGATCTGCGAAAAAAGTTATTGAACGTTGCGAAGAATATCGCTAAATCTGACTGTTGCATCAGATAAGAATACCTCATAAGACTCATAAAAGAATGTTACTGTCATTTTTTGGAATCCATCATCAGCCCAATTTGAAGGCATCGATGCGAAATTTAATGGGTATGCATTAAATAGTTTTACTGTAAAGGATTTGGATGTAGCCCTACCTGCTATTCCCGCTGCAGTCAAATTTGTAAATTCCTCAAATGTAGAAAACAGTCCTCTGTCTCCTACTGTGTCTTCAAATTGAAAAAGTTGAATTTCACTGCAAACATAATCGTCGAAATACTCATTGTTTGTGCTTGTTGGTGAGATATTCCTAATCCAATCTGAGAAAATTTTATAAATTGGTAACTTGGTATTGTGATAGAATGTCAATGTAACTTCGTTCATATCACGTTGATATGCATTCTTCATCTTAAATCGACCAGGAATGCGGTGTTCTGTTGTTGTGAGCGTCTGTCCTGGAAATTCAATTGAATCGCAAAGAAATGTAAATTCTTGACTAGAAATATCTAACTCACCGCTGAGATCAGTAACTTCTGGTAAACTTGGAATTCGGATTGCGAATTTAGAACTTTTAAGCAAGTTCTGATTAAGCATTTTGCTTGGATCATAGATCCGATATGTCGGAGTACTTGCGCTGACAACAACTTCTTGTATTTCTGGATTTTCAATTTCTGTAGCCATTAACGATTATACACCATCTTTGCTGTTGGAAGAAATATCGCAGTTTCCCAATTATCTGGTTCGATGTATATGAGAGACGACATGATATGATCTGACAAATATCGTTTTACACAGCCCTCGATTAGTTTATATCTTCTAGATTTCGAGAGTAGATCATATGACAAACGGAAAACGGTCGTGTCGTCATATTTATCGTTGTTTATGAAGTCGTGTAGTCGATCAATGAGAACAAGGCGGCTGTATGGATCGAGATAATGTAGATTCAATCCAAGGAACCCATCGTCGTAGATTTCAATTGGTATTGTTAGCGGAAACTTATCCCACACAGGTAGAGTATCTTTATATTTTGGATCATAATGAAACATGTACATCTTGCCAATGAAGGCGCGAGCCGAGATTCGAGTAGCATCGTTTAAGATGTTCGATCTATTTGTCGGAATCCTCATCTTGGAGATTTTACCTCCAAGCCACGCTTTTGCCGCCTCTGTTCTTGGTCGAACACCCGCAGCGTTCATTTCTTTATTTAATTTGTCGAATAGCGATGGCATTAGATTCCTAGATCCTTTTCAGTGATAACTTTAAACGACCAATTTCGGTCTTTACAATATTCAGTAGCCGCTTTCCATTTAGCCTCGTTTATTCCATAAGTTGCAACTTCTTGGATATACTGGCGTGTGATTCTCTTCTTTACTTGCGGCGGAACTGCCTGTTTCAGCGGCTTCACCTCTAAAATCATTGCTTCTTGCACGCCATGTCGATTTTTAACTCGAACGAAGAAGTCTGGGAAGTAACGATGCCACCTTCCATCTATCGGGGATAAATACGGTATAATAATCTCTTCATTTGACCACTCAATAACATTTGGGTCGTCATCAAGGCGCACCATGACTCGGCGTTCCCAGAGACTTCTATACCAGACGCTCGTAGGATCACCTAAATATTTATTGGTATTTTTCGGACTGAATTTACCGCTGTAAGCCATCAAGTATTTATAGGAACATTTAATGTCAACACTGACAGCAGCAGAAATTAATCGGCAATTTGACAGAGCAATTGCTAATGCACCAACTCAGGCTGCAACATTGAATGAAGCAAGAGCAAAAGCACTATCAGCGATAGGAGCACGTGCATCTTCAACTAGGGGATCTTCAGCTGGTGGTATTTCTGCTATTAACGAGGTTCCAGCAGAAGAACTTGAACAAGTCACAACAACAACAACTGCTGCTACAAGTTTCAGCAAATCGGAGTTAGGGATATTAAAATTCCCTCAAAGTTTAGAAGCTGATGGTTCGCCATATATTCTCTTTAAAATATACGAAACAGTAACTGGATCAGTTCAAGTAAGTGATGCAACAACGCAATCAATCCGAACTGGCGCTCAAAGCCTGGGAGCTGCTACAGCCGCCATTACTGCTGCAATTCCTGCAGGAGAAGAACTAGCTGCAACTGCGATAGGTGCAGCAGCTGGTGGAGTCGTTGGTGGTCTTGTTGGATTGGCAGCAACAACTGGACCTGGTCAAAATACGATTATTTCGGCTGGACAGGCATTATTTGGCAATGATGTTAATATCATTTCTAGATCAAAAGAACTTGTAAAGAGTTTTGCACTAAAACGTAACATTGAACAACTTCAACTGGGAATTGCTCTGTTTATGCCAGATGGAATCAACACCAGTTACGACAATGAGTATGAGGCTCTATCGTTAACAGCTACTCTCGGTGCAGTTGGTTTCGGCGCGCAGGCACTAGCCTCAAAGGGTGGTTCTGTTGATCAAACTAATGCATTTATTGCAGAAGCTGCAGGAAGCATTCTAAGTAGAATTGCTGGCAATGAAGATTTAACAAAGTTGGGAGTTTTTGCCACAACGGGTCGAGTTATTAATCCGCAACTAGAAATGCTTTATACATCTCCAGTTCTTCGTAAATTCACCTTCGACTTCAGAATGATCCCAAGAAATGCAGTAGAAGCTGAGTTGATACGAGCCATTATATTCAATTTAAAATATTTCGCATCTCCAACTATTCCAGATAATTCAACAGGTCGATACTTCATTCCTCCTGCCCAATTTGAAATCGAATTTTATGACGGTCGAAATAATATGAACGATTTCTTATTTAAGACTAAAAAGTGTGTTTTATCTGGAATCAATGTTGATTATTCCCCAAACGGATTTGCAACATTTAAAGATGGTGCACCAGTTGAAACGCGACTTCAACTAACATTCCAAGAAACAGTTATTATCGAC